TTCTTCTCCTTGATCTTCGGCTTCGCTGCCGACTGAGTAGGTACTTCGACGACTGGATAATCGCCAGCATAAGCCACGAACTTAGGACGTCCGAAGCCTACGATCTCTTTACCACTCCCGAATGCCCGCTCTTTAATCATGACCATTCCGCCGTTACGTTGATCGCCAGTTCCCGAAGTGTTTCCCTCGATGGTAATTACTGACTTCGATTTAACTCCTACGACGATTCCGATGTGGCTAATACGGTCGACTCCATCATGCGGAAAGTCCATAAATGCAAGATCGCCGATCTTAGGATCGACAGTTACGAAGCGGCTTACTTCTTTAAGCTTATGCGCTCCCGCAGCTGTAGAGACCATCGATGGAATCTTTACGCCCGCTTCATGGAAGCACCAATTAACGAAAGATCCGCACCATGGTAGACCGTCGGCCTTCGTAAACTTTCCGTACTTGGTTAAGTTATCGCCTTCTTCGACTGTGCCGACTTCGGCCAGTGCTACTTCGACGACTGCCGCAGCTGTTCCGATTGGGTAAGTCATGGAGCTACTGGGAAGATTACGGCTTCCGCTTGTCCGCCTACAGCTGGAAGATCTCTTAGAGCTTGGCGATAAATTGCCCACGCTGCTTTATCCACTTGGCTATCGTCTAACTGTGTCCAGTCGCTAGCTGCTAGTTCGGCATTACGCCAAGAACGAATCTGTCCCCATTTTTGCTCGTTAGTAGCTTCTGGATAAAGTGGATTAAAAAAGAATGTCATCTTATGCCGCCTCGTATGTAATGGCCATCTTAAAGACGTCCGCGTTTGCCCATGTGAAAGGATTAGTAGCTGTCATAAAACCAGAAGTGGCAACGGCAGCACTTGGAACAAAAGGTAAGAAATTATCAACACCAAAAAAACTTACGTTACCAGCATAATTGCTGCCGCCTACGTCCTCAAAGATACAGCTTCCGACAGCGAACACGTTAGCGGCATTAAATGGCGGCGAAAATACTGTGTAAGTATTTGGAATTACTGTGGTTGATCCACAAGTAAGATTAATTACTGCTGTTACTGTTTTACCGATTTTTATGTAACGACCTGTAAGAGTGCCATTACCTAAAGTGAATCCACTTCCGCCCGTTACTGTTGGTGTGTATGCTGTCCAGCCGCCAGCCCACGCTAGCCCAGTGCTGGCCGTCGAGTCTGCTATAAGGACTGTGTTATTTGCGCCCACTGTTAAATTATCGAAAGTCTGCGAACCTGTTCCAGCAATTAAATCGCCTTTAGCTGCGATTTCTGTAGCCATTGAGTTCGTAATAGTTACAGCTCCAGAAGTGCCGCCGCCAGAGATTCCAGTTCCAGCCGTTACAGCTGTAATGTCGCCGACGTCGTTAGTTATCCATGAATAATCTAAATCTGTTGCCGAAGCCTTAGCTAAGATCTGTCCAGTCGTTCCGCCTTTAAGATCGACTAAAGCTGTGTCGATGTCCTGACCAAGAGCTGCGATCGCTGTCGCGCCGTCCTTGACCAAGTCGGTCGACTGCGGAATGTCCCAGCCGAAGTTCGTTGTAGTAGTTGCCATGTTATGCCACCGATCCGATCGCGTTTTCCCATGTAAGAGTTGGGCTGATTGTATTCCAATACTCGCTCGCTGACACTTGATTCCAGCGGAGTGTCACTTGCGAGAACTCCAGCGGCGAAGCGTTTATCGTAATGAATAGCGAGTTATAACTGGCCCTAAAAGACCAGCCTTCGACGTAACCCTCGAAGACAGTGTCGACGATGTTAGGCGGAAGATCTGTAACGCGTAGCGGCATTCCCATAAAGATTCCCAGAAGTGCGTCGCGGTCTGTGTCGTCGATGTTCGGAGAAGCAATAGGAAACTCGATCGAATCGAAGAATGCGCGTGGATAAGCTTTAAGCTGTAGACGACGAGCTAGAGCCAGAGTCGCGTCCGCTGTCTTCTCGATGTTCGTGTCCCAGATTTCGGCGAACTTACCGAACTGGGAGATAGAAGCTAGATCGCTGTCTGTAAGAGTTGAGCCGTTATCGTAATTAATGGTAATAAAGTTTCGGACGTCGCCGCTTCGCGTAACTGACTTTAAGCCCACGCCGATTCCCTGAGTTGCTGAGATTTCGGTATAGCCATTAGCTGCGAGATAAGTCTGTCGATGTAAAGCGTCTGCATACCCGATTCGGCCTGATCCGTCCTCGAAGAGATAGCCAAGTCCTGATTCTGCGATCTGACTGGCTAACGTGTAGCTAGAAACTGGATCGGCTGCTCTGTTAACCATTTCGTATTGCCCAGGCTGATCGATCTCGCCTAGTCCTACGTTCTCGGCGTTAGCCCATGTCGTCGTCGGATCGTACTGATACCAAGCTAAAGCGGGAGCGACTTCGTTCCAGTTATTAAGAAGTAGATCCGAAAGAATGTTATAGACCTGAGTTCCGTCGTAGTCTTTCGCTAAAGCCAGTTCCCAGTTAGCCCGAGCTAATTTAGACAGTGCGCCCAGTGCTGTAATGCGGGCAGAAGTAACGTAGTCCGTCGATCCAGCTGAGACGACGCTTATCTCGATGTCGCTGATAAAGCCGCCATAGAGATCGACGTAAACTCCAGTCGAATCTTTAATCGAGATAAGGATCTCGTTACCTACTGTAAAAGGGTAAGACGTGTTCTGTAGGTTAATTAGCTCGATGTAGCAATAGCCCGCGACTGGCTGCTCATAGACAGAAGTTCGGCCGCTAGTGATCTGAACGCTGGCTAGTGTTACTTCTTGATAATCGACGCCATCGATTAAGACGCGCCATTCTGGATTCCATAGCGTCACGCGAACGCACCCGATCCAAGAGTTCCGCGATAGCTGGAATTATTAAGAACGTTAATGATCGCTCGGGCTGTACCTTCTGGGTCGATTGCGCCGTTAACAGTTAAGTTAATGACTGAACCGCGTCCGCCGCCGAGTGCATGATTTGGAGTGATCGATCCGTTACGCCCGGGCGTAAATAGTTCTGGGCCTTGCTCACCGACGATGTAAGAAGTTCCCGAAGTTACTGGGCCGCCCATAGCCTTAAACCCGCCGAAGACCTTATCGATAAGACCACCGATTCCAGCGACGACAGGATTATCCTTAATAAGCTGAATAAATTGCTTTACCTTCGTAATCATGTCGCCAAGGAAGTCGACTACCTTCGAGACGCCAGTAATGACTCCAGAGATAGCCGTACCTAGAACCTCGAAAGCGACTCTAAGAATAGTTCCGATTGCTGGCCCCATGGTGTCGCGAACGAATGTAGCGACTGACTTAAAGAGCGAGAAGAGCGGCGCGAGATCGTCCGCGTTACCGTTAATGGAGTTTCTTACTTTATTAAATGCTGAGAATAAACCATCTAAAGCTGGCCCGAAGACAGAAGCGAAGAACGGAGCTACGAAGTCTTTCATAAAGTTATAAAGAGCCTTAAATGCTGGAATAACGAAATCGTTAAGAACTACTTTAATGTTATTAAATGGGCCTTGGAGATCTTTACCGATTGAGTCGGCCATCGATGAAAGAGCTGGAATAACTTTATCGACGAAAGTCGTAACCAGCGGAGTAAGCGCGTCCAGTACGAAAGAACCTACGGTCTCTTTACCTTCATCGAATGCGATGTTAAGTCGATCTAACTTTCCTTGGAATGTGTCGGCTTTTGTAGAAGCTTGATTCTCGAAAGTATCGGCGAGCTTCTTAGTAATCTCGTCCATCGAAAGAGTTTTTAGCTGAGCAGAAGAAAGTCCGACGCCAAGCTTTCCAAGAGCGGAAGTGTTGCCCTCTGTAGCCTTGGCTAACGCGTTAGAGACCGCTTCTAGACTCTTACCGCTACCCGCGCTTATGTCGAGAGCTAGAGCTTGGAGTTTCTGAGCTTTCTCTACGTCGCCAGTAGCGCGAGCTAATCTTTCCAGCGATGGACGAAGCTCATCGTCTGTCACGCCGAACGCTAGCGATGTTTTAGTTATGTAACCCTCGGTCGCCTTGATCTGGGCATTCGTCGCGCCTGTAACGTTCTTTAGAGTTAAAGCGAGTTTCTCCTGAGCGGCTGCGTCTGCGATCGCTGACTTAACGCCATCGACTAGAAGCTTTCCCGCGTAGGCTGCGGCCGCTACTGTTGCAGCTGCAAAAGCGGCAGCGGCTACCTTGCCGAACTTGCCGATCTTGCTAGAGAAGCCTTCGACTTCTGTCTGCGCGCCTTTAACGCCCTTTTTTAGTTCGTCGAAGTCGGCGTCGAAAGTTATCTTTACTTTTGGAATGCCAGCCATTAGTCGAGACCCACTTTCTTAATTACGCCCTGAATAAGATCGATGTATTCTTTCGCGACGATTGGCGTGTAATAGTCAACAGCTGGAGCGATCCAGTAGCCGCGCTTATTGCGCGGGGCCTTAAAGCGATCGGTATAAGCGCGACCGAGTGAGTCCGTACCACGCCCGCCGCCGTATTCCGTTCCCCATAAAAGCGCGCCCGCTGGAGCTGCACCCTGTCGGACTTTATTACCCTTACCGCTCTTAGAAGCTTCTCCGCCGTACTTGCGACCGACCTTCTTAGGGCCACCGATGTCGACGCGAATAAGACGATCGCGTTTAGCTGTAATCGTCTGAGCTACGAGCTTAGTTTGTGGAGCTGGCGCACCGTTCGCGCTCATCATGAGCTGACCCGCCAGACGCTTCGATAGTGGAAGAGCTGCGTCGCGGATCTCGTTCTGTGTTTCTTTATCGAGAAGATTAAGAGTCTGGATCAAGTTTTTAAGCGCGGCTGGCTCGACTTCAATCGAGTAGACACCCTTCTTACTTGCCATTCCGTTTCTCCAGTATCTCTATCGCCGTTAAGATCTGCTCCGCCGTCTGCCACTCGCTCATCGGGATCTGTGTCGCGATAGAGAGTTCGACGATTAGTCGATTTAGGCTTCCGACG